TCGTTGCTTGGTTTTACACCTGCGGACAGATCTAGGCTTGGTGTGGCTGAGGTTAAAGCCATAAGTAAAATGGAGGCTTTAAAGCGTAGGCAGGCTGAGCGTAATGGCTAGTAGTTGGCCACCCGCATGGGTTACACCTACAACTTTAGAGTTTGGGTCTAAGGGTGCAGACGCCATAGATTTTATTAATACTTTTGTGACTTTAACTAAAGACTCTATTGCTGGTAATGCTGGGCAACAAATTGTTTTACGCGATTGGCAAGAGCAGTTGTTGCATGAAACTTTGGCACTTGACGCTAACGGCATTTTTGCTAAACGCACCGCACTATGGGGAATGGCCAGAAAAAACGGCAAGTCCGCCTTAGTAACCGGTCTTGGACTTTGGTTCCTTATCAATGGTGACGAGGGTGGTGAGGTTTATAGTTGTGCGGCAGAAAAAGAGCAGGCACGTATTACCTTTGGTGATGCACGCAAGATTATTGAGCGTGAGCCTGAACTTGCTGCGATGTGCAACATTTACAGGGACGTTATTGAGGTGCCGTCTACTGGATCTATTTGGCGTGTGCTTAGTGCAGAGGCTTACAGCAAGGAAGGTCTAAACCCTAGTGCCGTAATCTTTGACGAGATTCATGCTTTAGGTGATCGCAAAATGTGGGACGTTATGCAACTTGCTATGGCGTCACGTAAACAACCGATGATGTTGGCAACAACTACTTGTGGTGTTAAGTCCGACACCTCTGGGCAAGATAGCACCGCATACCAGTTGTATCAGTATGGGCAAAAAGTCTCTAGGGGTGAAATAGTTGACCCTAGTTTTTACATGGCATGGTGGGAGGCTCCTCTGGACGCTGACCATAGGGCTGAGGCTACTTGGGTTGCTGCTAACCCTGCGTATGGTGATCTAAACTCGGCTGCCGATTTTGAGTCGATGGTTAAAAGAACACCTGAGGCGGAGTTTAGGACTAAGCGTTGTAACCAATGGGTTAGTTCAAAAAATGCTTGGTTGCCGGCTGGTATGTGGGACACGTTACAGGCTGAGGTTGAGGTTGCTAGTGATGTGGACGTTGTTTTGGGTGTTGACGGCTCATTTAATGGCGATACTACGGCTATTGTTGCCGTTACAGTGCCTAAGTCTGTGGAAGATAAACCGCATGTATTTTTGGTTAAGGCTTGGGAAAAGCAACCTGATGACGTTGATGACTGGCGTGTAGATACGTTAGAGGTTGAGCAAACAATTATAGATTTTTGCCAGTCTTTTAGAAATGTCAAAGAGATTGCGTTTGACCCTTTTAGGTGGCAACGTAGCATGGCGGTATTGCAAGATCTAGGTTTACCAGTGGTTGAATGGCCGTCTACCTCACCGAGACGCATGATTCCCGCATGCCAAAAAGTCTTTGACAGTGTTACTGAGGCTAAATTGACGCATAATGGTGACCCGCTACTTGCAAGGCATTTAGATAACTGCGTTTTAAAGGTAGATAACATGGGTGCCAGAATTGTTAAAGAGTCGCGTGCCAGTAATAGACGTATTGACGCTGCGGTTGCGTTTGTCATTGCTTATGACCGAGCGACTAGTAAACTAGAGACAGATATCGTCCCCGAGTTTTTTGTATTTTAAGGATAAGTTTGCTACCTACGATTTTGCAGGCATTAGGCATAGCAGTTGTTGCTATTGGTATTGGTTTAATTTTTATGCCTGCGGGTGTTGTTATCGCTGGCACAGGAGTTTTGCTATTTGGTTTGGCTTTAGAGAGAAATGGTAAATAATGCTAAATAATCTACGTGGCGAGAGTAGAGGCATAAGTTTTCAAAGCATCTGGGGTGCAGGGGATCTAACTTCGTATGAAACGCAGTCGTCTGCGTATGTTGATTACCACACCGCTTTAACTGTCAACTCTGTTTGGGCTTGTGTGTCTTTAATTAGCGACACTATCTCGGCTTTACCAGTAGACACTTATGTGCGTAGAGATGGTATTGCTTACCCTTATAGACCTAGACCAGTTTGGGTTGCTAAGCCTGACGCAATGATCCCTAGCGTAGCGTTTTGGCAACAAACTATGACTAGCCTTTTGCTTGACGGCAATGCGTTTATACGTTTGTTTAAAGATGGTAAGGGCGAGATTTTAAGCATGATGGTGCTTAACCCGCTTGCTGTAACTATTACGCGTAACTCTATGGGTCAAAAACTTTTTGTTTATACAGGTGAGGAAGGCAAAACTCTTACTGTTGACGACATGTTGCACATTGTTGGTAGCGTCTTGTTGCCGGGTGAACTTCGCGGTAAATCACCTATTGACACTTTAAAAGAAAACATTGGTTTGGCTATAAGCCTTGAAGGTTTTGCGGCACGCTTTTTTGGACAAGGAACTCTTACTCAAGGTGTTATTGAATACCCCGGAGCGTTATCTGCGGAACAGGCTGAAAACTTGGCTAGGTCTTTTGACCGCCAACACAAAGGTTTTAGAAAAGCACACAAGACTGGTATTTTGTCGGGTGGTGCAGTATTTAAGCCAACAACCATTGCTAACGATCAAGCACAAATGTTGGACTCTCGCAGGCTTGCAGTTGAGGACGTTGCTAGAGCGTATCGTGTGCCGACTGACATGATTGGGCTAAATAATGGTGGTCAAAGTTATTCCAGTATTGAACAAAAGCAGATAGCGTTTGTGACGCACACATTAAGACCATATTTAGCAAAACTTGAGGACGCTTTTAGCACCTTGCTACCAGATACCGCCTATCTTGCGTTTAATACAGATGATCTGTTACGTGGTGATTACGCTACACGTATTGAGGGTTACAGTAAGTTGCTACAAAATGGTGTGCTTAGCACTAACGAGGTTAGACGTAAAGAGAACATGCGACCTATTGACGGTGGCGATGTTGTGCGTGTGCCTCTAACTAACGTGAACATTACGGCTGCTGGTTTAACTGAGGACGAGACTAAAGTTGATATGGCTCAAAAACTTATTGCTTTAGGTTTTGTGCCTGAGGACGTTTTGACTGTTCTTGGTTTGCCTAAGATTATGCACACAGGCTTGCCGTCTGTTCAGTTGCAGAACCCTACAACTATCCCTGAGGGTAGTTATGAGACTGGCGAGTAATGCCTTATTTTATTGAGCAAGTTGCTGGCGGTTGGAATACTGTAAAAGATGATGGCACTTTGTTAGGTAAACATAAAACAAAAAAGCAAGCCATAGACCAAATGGTTGCCGTTAGTTTATCTGAGGGTATTGCTGTTGGTGGTGAGTTTAAGCGTGCAGTTGACGCAGGTATGTATACACCTACTAAGGGTGTTGCGGTTGCCGCTAAACGTGCTTTAACTTGGATCGCAGACGGCAAGGCTGGTAGTGGTTTTACTGCGGTAGGTCGTGCAAGGGCTGCACAACTTGCGTCTGGTCGTGACGTGTCTGCCGATGTTGTTAATCGCATGCTCAGTTATTTTGCGAGACATGAAGTTGATAAACAAGCAACTGGCTTTAATGGTGGTGAGGACGGTTATCCGTCTGCGGGACGTGTGGCTTGGGACGCATGGGGTGGAGACGCTGGACAGTCTTGGGTTAATGGTTTAGATAATGGGTCGCCTACAAGAGAGGTTGATAAAATAAATAATGTTATGTCTAATAATGAAAGTGAAATCCGCATGAGCGATGGAATGCCTATGAGCAAAGATGAGTTGCTAGTAAAAATAGTAGACCTAAAAAGTAGTGTGCTAGATCTTATTGGCGATTTAGTTGAGGCAGTAGACGATTTGGCTGAAATGGTTGAGGCTAGTGACGTAATGCCAGTAGTTGACGATATGGCTGAGCCTATGTTGGACGCAATGGGTGAGCCTATGGCAACTGAGGAGGACGCAGTGCGTTTTGTTGAGCCTACACAAGTTGCAGAGTTGGCTAAGCGTGGTGAGCGTGTGTCTAAGGGTATTGAGCGTAGACAAGCGTTGCAAGATTTAGAGATTCGTGCAGAGGGTGACGGCATGACGTTGCGAGGTTACGCAGCCGTATTTAATTCCCCTTCACAACCGCTACCTTTTACTGAGACTATTCAACCGGGTGCATTTACTGATTCGCTTAGATCACGTAATGACGTCAAATTGCTTTGGAACCATGACACAGGCATTGTTTTGGGTAGCACACGTGCAGGCACACTAAAACTTACTGAGGACGAGCGTGGTTTGTTGGTTGAGGCTAGTTTGCCAGATACTCAGGCAGGTCGTGACGCTGCAACACTCATTAAGCGTGGAGACGTATCTGCATTTAGTTTTGGTTTTAGGGTTCCAGTTGGCGGGGATAATTGGCCTTCCGCAGATCAACGAGTTTTAACCCGCATAAACATACACGAGGCAAGTCTCGTTTCCTTCCCGGCTTATACAGGGACGGAGGGAACTGCTAGTGTTAGAGGTATGACTGATTTGACTAATAAAATTGTTGCTTTGGCTGAGTTGCGTGGCATTTCGGCAGATGAACTTACAGACGCATTGCTGGCTTTAGAGGCTGGGCAAGAGTTAACTGAGCGTCAAGGCGAATTGCTTACTGACACGCTAAACAAGGTGTTGCAGAAGGATCCAGAGGTTACTAACCCTGCGGCTTTGTTGGATCTAAAAAAGAAACAACTTGACTTGCTTATGCAACGTGTATAGACTGGCTTTGTAACTGGATCCCCCTTCCTTCTGGTTGCAATTTAAAAAAGAAAACTAATTCTTTTTCCTCCCGACTGTCCTTCGGGGGGTTTTCTTTTAGCGTGTATAAGTCGTGCTAATAGACTTTATTTATCGGTGCGTTTATCCCCGATTTGTTTGCGTGTATCGCAACTAAAAAAATCCTATTTATTTATGTTCTTGAAAGGAACAAACCATGAGCGAATTTATCGCAAAACAGGTTGATGCTAAGGCTAAGGCTTGGCACGAGGCTAAGGAACTGATTGATTCAGTTGAGGCACGTGGTGGCGTATGGTCTGGTGAAGATGAGGCTAAGTATGCGTCTCTAACCGCAGACATCAACAAGCGTAATGAACTAATTGAAATGGAACAACGTGACGCACTTACTGCTGACGCTGTTCAGGCTGCTGCAATTAATTTTGCAGGTGCGACTTCATCAGACAACGAGGCAGACATTCTGCGTAAAATGGTGCTTGGTGAAATTCGCGGTCACGAGTTCCAGATGGAAAAGCGTATCACCGGTTCTTCAACTGGTGCTCCGGTTCCAACAAGTTTTTACAATGAGATAGTTAAGGTTGCAAGACTTGTTAACCCGCTACTTGAGTATGCAACTGTTATTAACACTGCATCTGGTGAAAACTTGCAGATCCCTTCACAGTCTGCGTTCTCAACTGCAACTATTGTCGGACAAGGTTCATCTATCGGAACCAGTGAGCCGACCTTTAATGCCTTTACGACTCTTTCGTCATACAAGTTCAGTGCATTGAGCCAACTCTCTAGAGAACTTGTGCTTGACGCTGGCGTAGACATTATTGGTTTCCTCGCGGAACAGTTCGGTAACAGTTTTGGTTTCGCTATCGGAGACAAGATTGTTAACGGAACCGGCACAGTGGAGCCAACAGGTTTCCTAGCAGTTGCAGGAACCGGTGTTACCGGCTCGACAGGAGTCTCAGGTGCGTTCACGGCAGATAACGTAATTGACTTGGTTTACAGCCTTGACGGATCACTACGCAACAGACCAACATTTGCAATGCTTGCAAACTCTACGTCTATTGCTGCTCTACGTAAGTTGAAGGACTCACAAGGTCGCTATTTCTTCGACGTTGGTGTTGGTCTAGACAAGCGTGATCTAGTGCTTGGTGTTCCAGTTATTGAGACACCTGCAATGCCATCACCTGCTACTGGTGCTAACTCACTTGCTGTTGGAGACCTAAAATCTCTATACATTAGAAACGCTGGCGGCCTTCAGGTTGACCGTTCTGATGACTTTGCATTTGGTAATGACCTTGCCACTTGGAGAGCGACATGGAGAATCGACTCCGCACTCGTTCAGAAGGCGAACATCAAAAAATTCAAGGGTGGAGCCAGTTAATAACTGACTATCTTTGTTAGATCGCACCCCCCTTTTTTGTCGCGTAGGGCAGATTTGGGGGGTGTTTTCTATTATGCTAAGGGCATGACTAAATCTTGTATCTCATGGTATTCAAACTCACTTAATCAACCTACTGGTTATGGCACGCAGTCTAAACAAGTTATTGAACGGCTAGTTAAGGCTGGACATAAAGTTGCAATGATGTCTAACTATGGTGGGGAGGGTGTAAACACACAAATAGAGACTGGTGCAGGACTTATACCGCATTATAGTCGTGGCATGAACCAGTATTCAACAGACGTTTTACCTTTAAACCATGCACATTGGAGTGCAGAGAATAAAGACCTATCAAACTTCATTGTGACTCTTTATGACGTGTGGGTTCTTGATAACCCCGCTTTAGATAAGTTACCTATTGCGTCATGGGTGCCAATAGATCACCAACCCGCACCTGAAAAAGTTTTGGCATGGCTAAAAAAGCCTAACGTTACACCTATTGCCATGTCTAAGTTTGGTAAGGCAATGATTGAAAACGCAGGGTTAGAGGCTGAATACGTGCCTCACGCTATTGATACAAAGATTTTTAAACCAACCCTAAAGTTACCTGAGGGCATTGAGGGTAGAGAGTTTGTTGGCGGTAAAGATAAGTTTGTTGTTGGCATGAACTTTGCTAATAAGGCTGGCGGGTTTATACACCGCAAGGCTGTTGCAGAGAACTTGTTGGCGTTTGCCATGTTTGCTAAAAAACATGATGACGTTGTTTTGTATCTGCACACTGAGCCGTTTGGTAAGCAGTCTGGGTTTGTGTTGCCAAACATTTTGGCTGCGTGTGGTGTGCCTCAGGAAATG